TAGTTTCAGCTACTGCATTAGATGTCAGGCCAAAAAAATTCAACCCCAATTGGGAGAGTGACTCTAGTTTCAGCGTCGTCGGGAAAAAAAGTTAGATCAACATCGGGTTGAATCTTTCTAACATATTCTCTTAATGCCCTTGAGTCTTTAGCTAAGAGATAGTTATCAACAAAGTCTCGAATGTCTTTTGTTTCTGTCTTCCCCTCCACAGAAGTAATCATATATTTTAAGCGAGTTGAAAGTTCAGGTGAATTATCTTTATTTATTTTCTTTAAACCATCTAATTCACGTTGTACATCTTTTTCATCTTTATGAGTTAAAAGTTTAAAAGTAATATGATTTTTTGAGTGTGGAAGAGTAAATGAAAAACTATTATTGCCTTCTTTAAATAAAGATTCATCTATTTCTTTATTTTCTAATAAAGATAAATCTACTATTTCACTGTTTCCATTATAATCAAAAGAATATTCTGAGCCATATCCTAGAATACGAGCAGCAACCATAACGGCATTTTTATCTCCTATTAATAATTCATTATAATTAATTTCTGATACAATTAAAGACTGCATTAGTTTATCTAATACTGTTCCTTTTGAAATATAAGATTGGTTAGTTAAAATGTCTTCTTCTTTTGCGGTCATATATTTCATTTCTATTTTACCGCTTTTTAATCCTGATTCTTCAGAATATAATAAACCTTTTGAAGGTAATTCCACAATTTCTGTGGGTAACGTAAATTCACTCATAATTTTTATTTAAAATAACTTATTGTTTGATATACATATATTAAAGAGATGAAATATTATCTTCTCCTACAAAAAATGCTTTAACTCCTGGTACTTTCCTAATATCTGCAGCTATATCCATCATTTTTTCTTTGTTAAATCCACCTTTTGTAATCCAAGGGTAACCATCTACTTTTACACTTAGTATAGCTTTAAATTTATTTAGATTTTGATCTTTATATGAAAGGGGTTCTTCAGATGATATAACTGTAATTCCGGGAATTGCTCTAATATCAGAGTATATTTCTTTTTGAGGGCGTTCTTTAATATCAGTAATTAAAGTACCTACCATTTTGTATTTATCTTGATAGTCCTCGTTTATAGCTTTTTTTAGCTCTTCTTTTACTAACGTACGTAAACTATTATATTTCATTTGTGTGTATATGGTATAAATATAGTAAGGTCTAATTAGATAACCAAGGAAAAATAAAAGCTCCACGTATTAAGTGAAGCTTTTAAATATATTTTTTAATCCTAATTTTAGTAATTCAATATGCAGTAATCTGGTTGTACTTCAACTGTCATATTAACTAGTGTTCCATCATCTTCCCAGTTGTAATCTCCAAAGTTAGCACTTGTAATAACTGCACCTTTAATGATCCATTCTCCAACAACATCTCCTACAGGACCTAAAGTATGAAAAGTAACATCTTTTTTATAAAAATCAGAATAACCATCTCTACCTGTTACAGATTCATGTCCTAAACGTACCCATTCCATTACTGCCTGTGCTCCTGAAGGGGTGATTGCTTCATACATTGTAAATGTAATTGGGTTCCAAATTGTTTTACCTTTTACATAGCGTTGTATATTGATATGATTAAGTGGTACAGCAGTTTGAGCTAATGAAATTGCAGACACTCCTTTTACTAAATACCCAGGTACTCCCTCAAGAACCGAGATATAAAAACGGTTAGTTTGTTTGGGTTCAAATGGGGTAAAGAACATCTCGTTAAAATCTAATATAGGCATTTTATGTTGTTTTTAGTGTTTTATTATAAATATTTAATTTTTTATTTTTTTAACCTGGGAATTCAGCTCCTGTTGGTTGTAAAATAAAATCTAATGATATGAATTCAGCAGTTCTTGTAGGTTGAATATAAATTTGTCCAACTAATTGATTTCTGTCTATTATATCAGGTCCATTATTTGCATCATCCATTTTTACTTGGAAAGCATATAAACCCTGTTTTTGTTGAATTCCTTCTAAATATGGATTAATTTTTGCAAGGAATGACCCTCTAGTTACAATTGTATTTTGTTCAAATACCACAGTTTCTGCTATTTGAGAAATGTAATTTTTAAGTTCAATTAATAAACGTCTTACATTTACTCTATCAAGCGCAGAAGCCTGTTTTTGAAGTGTTTTTTGTCCATATACTACAACCCCTGTTCTAGGTAAAGTTGCTAATGGGTTAATATTTGATTCATATAAACTATCTCTATTTCCTTGTGATAACTTATATTCAGCACTTACAACTGTTGATAAACCTCCTCTATTAATACCTGCGGGGGCAAACCAAGGTGCTGCAACTTTATCGTTAAAAGCATAAACTCCTGGTATCATTGTTGAAGCAGGGACAAATACTAATTTTCCTGTTGATGGGTCTGAAATTCTTACCCAAGGCCAGTAGGTAGCAGCATATGAAGTATCTCTACTATTTGCTTCTCCTATTGCTGTTGTAATAGTACTACCATAATTTGTTGTATCAAATACAAGTAAATTATCTCCTCTATTTTGAGTATTAGTTATAAGACTAGATATTTCAGTGTTGTGTGATTCATCTGTTAATCCTGGGGTAAATAATACGTTAAATTGGTATGTTTCAGAATTACTTAATAATGAAATTGCTGTAGTGTAGTTATCACCTGTTAATCCTTGTGAGTCAGTAGCATTTATATTTTGATAAAATTGTCCTGCTCTAGCAGGAAATGGTGTACCTTCTGCTCCATTAAATGAACCAGTACTTGATAGTGGGATTGATCCAGTATAAGCATCTTTAGCTACCCCATTTGAATCTAAATAATTTAAAGTTGGTGTACCTACTGATTTAACTCTTACAAATCTTGAAGCATTAGTATATGATCCTGTTGTTGTAAGTTGGTTGTTAACTGAGTCGTAATTTTGTTTTTGATCTCCAATTATTTTAGCTATATATTTTTCAGAATTTGGGTCAAGACTTACACCATTAAAACTTTCTAATACTATAGTTTTATTGTTTATATCATCTCCTCTTCTAATTAATACATTAAATGTACCAGAAGCAGTATTTGGAGAAGAAATTTGCCATCTTACATTATCTTTAGTTCCTGTTGAAAGTGCTCCCCCTGTTCCATCAGTGCCCGTATTCATTAAATCACCTTCTCCAAGTGTTTCTAATACAAAGGGTGTTGTCGAAACTTCATTTGTAATAGATGAAGTAGCAGATGTGTAAGATCCAGTAACTACTCTAGTTACTAATAAGGAAGTACCACCATAATTAAAATAATTATAAGCAGCAATTGAAGTTAAATAAGAATAATTTCGACTTCCACTTTCAACTACATCACCAAACATAGTAGTATATTCAGAATATGAAGTAACTTTAGTAGGTATTAAAACGGAACCTTTAACTGTGGGTCCTATGATAGCTGCGCCTGCTTGGACTGGTTGGGAGGTTAAAAATGTATTATCTATTTCATTTAACTTCGCTCCAGGAGATACTGTAAAATTTGCCATTTTATATTTTTATTATAAATATTAATTATTTTTTTAAAATTCTATTACTAAGAAGGAAAAGTTGCTCCTGTTGGTAATATATTAAAGTCTAGTATAATAAATTCAGCAGTTCTTGTAGGTTGTAAATATATTTGACCTACTAACTGGTTATTATCTATTACATTAGGAGTATTATTTGTTTCATCTATAACAACTTGAAAAGAAGTTAATCCTTGTTGTTGTTGAACTGTTGATAAGTATGGGTTTATTTCTGATAAGAAGTTATTTCGTGTTGTTTCTGTATTTTGTTCAAATACAAATCCATCAGCTATTTGTGAAATAACAGTTTTTAATTCAATTAATAAACGTCTTACATTTACTCTATCAAGTGATGTTTTTCTTTTCTGTAGTGTTTTTTGTCCAAATACAACAACTGCTGACCCACCAGCTGTTGGTAAAGTTGCAATTGGGTTTACTTTATTTTTATATAAATCATCCCTATTACCCTGAGTTAGTATTCTTTCTGTTTGTATAACAGTAGGCATTACACCTCTATTTACACCTGCGGGAGCAAACCATGGGTATGCTATAATATCATTTTGTGCATATACACTAGGTATCAATGTTGAAGGTGGAACCCAAGCTTGTGTAGCAGTGTTTGGATCAAGTGTTTTTACCCAAGGCCAATAAGAAGCAGCATAAGAAGTATCCCTATTTCCTGCTTGAGTTAAAACAGGAGTAATATTAGAATTATATCCTACTAAATCAAGTATTGTCATAGTATCACCTCTTTCTTTTACCATCGTAATTAATTGGGATATTAAAGTAGAATGACTACTAAAACTATTAATTATACCTGGAAGGGTAATAAAATTGTATTTGTATGCATCTTTATTACCTAATAAAGAAATTGAAGTAGTGTAATCACTTGCTTGAAGGCCCTGAATATTATCAGTATTATTTATGTTATTATAATATAGTCCTGCTTCTCCAGTAGGAATATTAGATCCTTTACCATCTCCAAAAGAACCACTTGAAGCAACAGGTAAAGAACCAGTAAATTCATTTTTTACAGCACCATTATTATCAAAGTATTCGGGTGTAAGATAATTTACTTGCTTTACTCGAACAAATCTAGATTGTATTGGGTAATCACCTACTGTTTGAAGATAATAATCACTTCCATCATTTGCTACTTGTTGGTATTGGTTACCTATTACTTTTTCAATATAGTTAGGAGAATAAGGGTCTAAAGATAAAGGACCCCAGGTTTCTAATACCGAAGGGAAATTAATATTATCATCTCCTTGTCTAATTACTAAACTAAAAGTACCATCACTAGTGTTTGAATTAGTAATTTGCCACCTAAAATTTTCAGTAGAACCACTTAATAAAGTATTATTTGCACCTGTTGGTCCTACACTATTCATAATTTCTCCTTCAGAAAGTGTTTCTAAAACAAAAGGAGATAAACCTGTAGTAGGACCATTTGATCCAGTTGGTATTAAAGAACTAGTAGCGGGTGTCCAAGCAGTAGTAGTACTACCACTTACTACACGTGTAACTAATAAAGAAGTACCACCTGATTGGAAATAGTTATATGCTGATATTGATGTAAAGTAGGAAAATGTTTGGCTACCACTTTCAAAAGAAGTACCAAATTTAGTAGAATAATCACTGTAAGAAGTACATATGGTGGGGATACCTATTTTACCTCTTACTGTTGGTCCTACTATAGCTGCACCTGCTTGTATTGGTTGTTCAAGTGTAAAAGATTGATCATTTTCATTAGCTAATACACCAGGTGATATAATAGTTTCTGCCATTTGTTATAGATTATTTTGTTATAAATATAGCAAGTTTTAAGTTAAATTAACCTAACTTAGTTATTTCACCTGTTTCTGGGTCGATGTTTGATTTTCCATATTTTTCAAATATAGAATTTGTTAAGTTTTTTTCTTTTTCTGTTAATTCATCTAAAAAAGATTTAGCATTTGTATGTCTTTTTTCTATTTGAAGTTTTGTCATTTCAATTTCACCTAACTCTACTATAAGGGATTGGGTTTGGGTTTGGATATCTTTTAATGTTTGTAACTCTTCTTTTGTTAAAAACTTTTTTTGATCAGTTGGGGTTTGATCTGTTGTAACTATTGGCATAATTTATTTATTTTATATTGGTTCGTCTGGGGTCCAAGCGGACCCTGTCAATATATTTAAAATTTCTGGGTAAGAAAAGGGTCCTTCTTTAGATATTAAAGCATTTACTGAAGATGGTATAGTTTCTCCTTCCCATTTTACAAATGTTTGGGAACCAGAAAGGTTTAATCTTACTGTTGATGAAGAAGTTTCTAATACTTGGTTAAAATCAACATTTTCAAGTTCAGAAACATCAAAAATCATAAAATGTCTATTGTCAAAAGGTGAATGCATATTGTTTTATTTATAAATATTTAAAATTTTTATGTTGGTACGTCTGTTACTCTTTGATCTTCAGCCATGTTTTGGCTTGTAGCATCATTTCTATTACTTCCTTGATCTACTAAAGTCCAATCTCTTATTCCATCAAAAGTTGCTTCTTCTCCCATTCTGTACCAAGTTGTGGGGAGAGTTAATCCATTATCATTAAGATTATTTGGGATTCCTCCATTATATATTGTATTTAGGTTAGCACTTTCATCAGTAGACCAAAATGCTACTTCATCAATATTACCATCATAATAACCTGTAGTTACTTTACCAATTTGGTCTAATCTATGATCTCCTGCACCTACTTGGGACGTACTAAAAGATGCACCATTTAAAAATATACTAACATTATTTGAAGAGTCTCTAGAAATTAATAAATGGTTCCAAGCTCCAATATTTATAGTATTACTACCACCTTCTATAAATGAATAAGTACTAAAGTTTATTCTAAGTCTAATTTGTGTAGTTGTTCTTAACCATATATAATCACTATTTGCTTCTCTTCCAGCTAAAAAGCTTGTACCTACACTACCGGGTTTTATCCAAAAAGAAGTTGTAAACTCACTATCGTATGTAGTTTGAGGAATAGATATATAATCATCTACACCATCAAATAAAAATGAATATATACTTGAAAAAGCATTACCTGCTAATGACATTATACCAGTTTTAGTTCCTAATCCCATTTTATTAGCTTAAATCACCAATTAAATCCCATTCATCTCCTCCAACTTTTTTAAGAGTTGCAGCTGAAAATTGGCCTGTTAATTTAGTTTTTCCATCTTTTGAATTTAAAATTATAGTACTACTCCCAGTTACAAATGAAAAATTTCCGGCAGAAGATGTTTGAAAAATTTCATATTCTACTCCAATAGGAACTAAATAAATAGATGATGTTCCAATAGAACAAGTTACATTACCTCCTGCTCTAAAATAAAACCCACTATTAGAAGTACTTGCTGAAAAATTAGTTGAGACGGAATTTGAGATAGGTCTTTGCAAATTGGTTATACCTACCCCATCTCCTGTTATTGTTTCAGCTACAGTTAAAGTTGTCCCTACTGTAAGAGATCTACCTATTGATGCAGTTTCCTCAATTTCTAAGCTTTTACCTAAAAGTTGGAGGCTTGAGCTTATATTTCCTGAGGCTGTTATATTT